CAAGGCGATTAACCAAGGTCTTGCGACCACCGACAGTCCTACTTTTGTTACTGTCACAGCGACAGATTTCAACACCACTTCTGATGTAAGCCTTAAAACAAACATTAGCACTTTTGAAAATCCTTTAGATGTGCTAAGTTCCTTGCGCGGAGTTGCGTTTGATTGGATAGATAACGGTAAGTCAGAAATTGGTGTTATCGCGCAAGAAGTGGAAAAGGTTCTGCCTGAGTTGGTAAGCACAAACAAAGAGGGCATTAAGTCTGTTAAATATGGAAACCTTGTGGCGGTATTGATTGAGGCTGTTAAAGATCAGCAATCTCAAATCAACGAGCTAAAATCAAAACTTAGCTAATAGTGGAAGGACACGAAGATGGCTATTAAAGTAAGTGGCACAGAGGTTATAACCAACAACTCTGTTTTGCAGAATGTTACTGGACTAAAAACAGTGGGTGGTGAAAGCATCCTTGGTTCAGGTGATATATCTGCGGGTGGTGGAATTAGCTTAGATCCGTTTACGATAACTAATGGCAGCACCGGAAATACTGCTACTACTATCTCAAATACAGCGGGTGAGTTGTATTTTATGGCTGTTATACAGGGAAATTCCAATGCAAAAACAGGTGTTACGAACGTAAAAGTATTAGGTTTTACAGATTCATTTTCAAAACTTTCTGGTAATTTTAATGCGGCTGCTAGAGTAGTTACAAACACTAACTTTGGACTTGATTCTGGTGGGAGCGAAAGCAGTAACTCAAAATATCTTCTTAGAACTACAGGTACTTTTCAAATAAAGAAAGATGGCAACCAAAATACATCTTGGACTGTATGTAAAATAGCTTAATAGGGAGGAGAAGTGAGATGTATACTTATTTGGTTGATGAAAACGGCAGTATTCTTTTTCAAACTAACGATCCGAATTTTTTGGCTAACAATCCTACTTTAGTTGCAGAACGAAATGCTACAGTTGTAACTGATGAACGTTATTTAGATACAGCCACTTATGTTTATCGGGATGGTGCTTTTGTAGAAGACGCTGATTTAGTTCTTCAACAACAAGCGGCTATGGTTAGAGCGGAAAGGGATGATATTTTAACAAACCGTGTTGATCCTCTTGTATCAAATCCATTACGCTGGGCATCAATGACCACTGAGCAACAAAATGCTTGGTCGCAATATCGCACTGATTTACTGAATGTACCGCAGCAATCAGGATTCCCAAGTTCTGTAACGTGGCCCACTCAGCCATCCTAAAAAATGAAAAAAATGTTAGGATCTATGCTTGGCGCTTTCAGCAAATCGCCTCAAGTAAAATTTAGAACATCTAAAGCAAACTTTGAAGTTTTTTCACACCCAGTGAGAGCAAGTAAAAAAATGCCTGACTGGTTTAAAAAATGTCCACATGTGCAACCCGGTGAAGAAATAATGCACGGCACAGTAAGGAGATGTGTGCCATTTCTTGATGCTTTGTCTCATGGATACATTATACCTTTGTGGGCAGATTTGTTGGTTCAAGTATATCATCCTGTTGATTTATTTGATGGGAATGGCGATTTAATTGCATCAATCTTTCATGCAGACGATGAGCAAAAATTAATTAATGAAAAGGTTGTTGAAACAGGTCAGATTGTAAAAGGCGTTTCTCGACAAAAAGACAAAGTAGTTCAATTTAAGTTTCCATCTGATGTAATAGAAACTTATGATGGTCGAGAAGGACTGTCTATTGATTATCATAAAGAAAAACAAATAGCTTCAATGTTTTCTTTAAATCGTTATGAATTTGGTAAAACTGTTGGAAAATTTCATAGTCCTTGGGCTATTGAAACGGAAAAGGGATGGTCATGTCATTTCAAAAACCCGCCTGCTCAATATGATAGCAATATAGAAATTTTGGAAGGCGTTGTTGATACGGACGAGTACACACATAATGTAAATTTTCCTTTTATTTGGAAGGGCAATGAACTTGGTTCTTTCTTAATTCCCGCAGGAACACCCCTTATACAAGTAATTCCTTTTAAGCGATGTAAGACCAAATTAACGGTTGAGGTGCATAATCCACTTAATCAAGTAAAACAAAAACGTCTAAAAGAAGTTTATCATTTTGATGCATATAAAAAATTATTTTGGCATAAAAGAAAGATTGAATAATGTGTGTTTTGGTCGCAGTTTTCTGGGGCCAATCTTTTGCGTTAGGTCTTTATAAGGTTTGCGTTTACGATTGTGGGTATGACAGACCTTATTACATGTGGTACGATAAATCCTATAAGGTTTCGCCTTATTATACGTGTCCCATGAGGTTACATGACACATGATAGAAATAGGGGTTGCAATCGCTGGCGCACAAGCGGCCTATAATTTTTTGAAAAAAGGTGTCCAAGTTGGCCGAGATCTTCAGGATATGGGTCAACAATTACAGCAGTGGGCTAACTGCATGGCTGATATTGATCAGGCTGAGAAGATGGCGGAAAAACCACCGTGGTACAAACTATTGGGTGGTGGTGTGCAGGCACAGGCTATGGAAGTGTTCCTTGCAAGGAAGCAAGCACAAAGAATGCGCGATGAGTTGCGAGAGTTAATTAGCCATCCAGCTATATTAGGACCATCTCACTGGCAGGAGTTTTTGAGGATAGAAGCAGAGATCAGGAAGCAGAAACGTGAGCATGACTTTCGCAGAATGGAAATAAAGCAAAAGATAATGGAATGGGTGGCAGGAATATTACTGTTCATCATAGGAGTGGGGTGCCTCACAGGATTCGTGTGGCTCGCTAATGCTTGATCCCGTTGGAAATTTACCATTTGCAGTGGAGGCGCAGAGAGCGCGTGAAAGTATTGAAAACCACCAAGCGCAGCAGCAGGTGAAAAAAGATCATAACCGCGCTCACAAGCTCGCCAAAGCCCTTGAAAGGCAGCAGCTTGATTTAATATTGAGTTATGATAAGTTGGGCAAAGCTAATAGCGGCTTAAAGCCGCAGGGTAGCCTCATAGATATGGAGGTTTAACATGGTACAGATAACCGCAAATGCGATTGACCAATTAAAACTGCTTCCCCGCCTAGCCTTCCTTTGTCAGATTATTTTGACGTGGAAAGTATGTTTATGGTTTATGACTTTGCCTGACCCTACAACTCAACAAAGTGCATTTGTGTCATTGGTGACTGCCATGCTTTCAGCCAGCTTCGCGCTTTGGTTGGGTAAAGAGGCAAAGACGGATAGGAGCACATCATGATGACGCTTTTGGGAAGTCTTCTTGGATTTGGAACTTCTTTTTTGCCAGAGGTTCTTAACTACTTTAAAGCAAATCAACAGCATAAACACGATTTAGAAAAAATGCAGGTTGAAATGGACCTGATGTCAAAACGTGCGGAACTAAAACTTAATATGATGGACAAGGAAGCGGACATCAAAGAAGCGGAAGGGTTGTATAAACATGATAGTATGGATGCGGGAGGTTTTATTAACGCATTACGAGGTTCTGTCCGCCCTGTCATTACTTATTGTTTTTTTGGGCTTTTCGTTGCCATTAAAATAACGGCTCTGTTTGCTCTTATGGAGACAGGACATGACTTAGGTAGATCCCTATCTATTCTTTGGGATAGTGAAACCTCTGCGTTGTTTGCTGCTATTATGAGTTTTTGGTTTGGAAACAGGGCTTTATCAAAATACATGAAGGTAAAAGCGTAGTGGAGATGTGGCAGTGGATACTGCTTTTTAGCGCGGTAAGCCTTAACACGCTGGTAAATTGCTGGCGGTTATATTTGGAGAAAAAGAAATGAACAAGTACGAACGTATCGGAGGAATAGCGGCTCTTGCCGTCATAATATTAATTTGGGGTTTGTATAAACTAGCATTACTCCAAGCACTTTTTAATATAGGTGGGTGACTTATGCCATTCAAACTAAGCAGGCGCAGCCTTGATCGACTAGAGGGTGTTGATGAAAGGCTGCAAGCCGTAGCCAAACAAGCCATAACTCTTAGCAAGACCGATTTCGGTGTTATTCAAGGGATGAGAACCCTTGAACAGCAAAAAGAGTTGGTCGCAAAGGGTGCAAGCAAGACAATGAAATCTCTGCACCTTGAAGGCAAAGCTATGGACTGCATGGCCTTCATCAATGGCAGGGCAAGTTGGGAATTGTCGCTTTATGACGACATCGCTGATGCAATCAAACAGGCCGCGATTATTGTTGGGGTGCCTATCAGATGGGGTGCGGCTTGGCACATTGACGATATTCGTCGGTGGGATGGGACTATGGAAGAAGCCATGAATGCCTACATTGATTTGCGTCGATCACAAGGCAGGCGTCCATTTATAGATGGACCTCACTTTGAAATAAGAGAATAAATTGTTCGGGTTATTTTTTAAAAAAGGGATAACTCGAACAATTGTTAGCGTTACGATAGTGGCGTAAATTGAGTTTTTGTGTATAATCGCCTTAGTAGGAGTTTGCTGATGCCATTTACCAAGCTACAATTTCGCCCCGGCGTTAATAAGGAAACCACGTCATATGCGAATGAAGGTGGTTGGTTCGACACAGATAAAGTAAGATTTCGTTTTGGTTTTCCTGAGAAAATTGGTGGTTGGGTTAAAACTACAGACAAAGCATTTTTAGGAACTTGCCGCGCATTGCACCCTTGGGTTGCTTTGGACGGGTCAAACTATTTGGGCGTTGGAACGCATTTAAAATACTACATAGAAGAAGGTGGTGGATATAATGACATTACTCCCATTCGTTCAACAACTGGAGCAGGAGATGCAACATTTTCTGCAAGTGCAAACACTTTAAATGGTAATGTTGGCGCGGCTGATACGACAATTACTTTAACTTCTGGTAGTGGATTTCCCACATCTGGCAGAATTAAAATCAATAGTGAAATCATTACTTATGCTTTGAAATCGGGAAATGATTTAACAGGCTGCGTAAGAGGATTAAACGATACAGTGGCTGCATCACATACTTCTGGAGATGCTGTTTTGTGTGCTACTCTGATTGTGACAGACGCAAATCATGGCGCACTTGAAAATGACTTTGTTGCCTTTAGCAGTTCAACTGCATTGGGTGGTAACATTACTGCTGCGGTATTAGACCAAGAATATCAAATCACATCAATTATAGACACCAATAGTTATCAAATAGAGGCTCGTGCGGTTGCTGATATTGCAGACATCACAACAACTTCAGGGTTAAATCCTACGTTTGTTTTTGCATCTACTTCAGATTCAGGAAATGGTGGATCTTCTACTGTCGCAAATTATCAAATCAACACTGGATTAGATACCACACTCGTGGGTAACGGCTGGGGTGCTGGTACATGGGGTCGTGGCACATGGGGGTCTAGTGCATCTTTAACTGTTGCTGGTCAAACGTTGCGTATTTGGTCACATGACAACTTTGGTGAAGACCTAATCATTAACGTTCGTGATGGTGATATTTATTACTGGGACAAAACAAACGGTCTTTCAACTAGAGCACAAAAGCTATCTGGATTAGCTGGAGCGAACAAAGTTCCAACTGTGGCAAAGCAAGTGCTTGTATCTGATCGTGATCGTCACGTTATTGCTTTTGGTTGCGATCCAGAAACTGATCCGGGGGTTCAAGACCCGTTGCTCATACGGTTCTCTGACCAAGAAAATGTTACTGAATGGCAGTCTCTCGTGACCAATACGGCGGGTGATTTAAGAATTGGTTCAGGTTCTACAATTGTTGCAGCTATAGAGACACGTCAGCAGATTCTTGTTTTCACTGATGTATCGCTTCACGCGATGCAGTTTCTTGGTCCACCATTTACTTTTGGTATTAACGAAATATCCACCAATATAACCATTGCCAGCCCCCTTTCTGCGATTGCTGTGGAAGACAATGTATTTTGGATGGGTGCAGAAGAGTTTTACGTTTACGGTGGTGCGGTACAGCGCATTCCATGCTCTGTGCGTGATTATGTCTTTACGGACATAAACACAGATCAATTGGAAAAAGTAACCGCTTCATCTAATACTGCGTTTTCAGAAGTGACGTGGTTTTATCCATCTGCTTCAAGTAATGAAAATGATCGTTATGTGACTTACAACTATCAGCAGAAGATTTGGTATTACGGCACCATGCCGCGCACATGTTGGCTGGATCGTGGAGTGAATGCCGATCCTATTGCTGCCTCTCCTGATCATTATCTGTATTTCCACGAAGTAGGATTTGATGACGGAAGCACAAGTCCTGCAAGCGCCATAAATGCTCATATTGAATCTAGCCAAATGGACCTTGGAGAAGGCGAACAATTTGTGTTTATGCGCCGTATGATACCAGATTTGACGTTTAGAAACTCCACAAATCCAACGCCCAGTGCAACCATGACTTTAAAAGTTAGGAACTTTCCGGGTGGAAACTATCTTTCTTCTGACGCAAGCACGGTATCTAAAACTGCCTCAGTTCCGATTGAGCAGTTTACAGATCAGGTATTTGTTCGGCTTAGAGGGAGATCTTTTGCTTTTAGAATTGAAAGTGATGACACAGGTATCGGTTGGCGGCTCGGCTCACCTCGCGTTGATGTAAGGCCCGATGGGAGAAGGTAATGTCTCGAAACTTAAATCTTCCGTTTTTTCCCATTCCTCCAGTAGATTATGAGCAAAGATACTTTGCAGAAGTTGTACGTGCATATTCTACCTATCTATTAAACATGCAAAATCCGGGTGAAGGTCGTAATACATTTACTGTTTTCACAGAATTACAAACAGACGATAGTGGATTAGAGGTTGGCGCGGTGTTTAATCACGGTGGCTATTTAAAGGTAACAGAAGCAAACACACCACATGCTCGTGGGTCTGAAGGGACTGGCGGTGTTGGTACAGTAACGGTGACAATATCATGAGTGATACAATTATTACAATGCCAGATGGCTCTACTTGGAAGCCTTCTAGCAGCACAGATACAGTTAGTTGCGTGTCTTGTCCGAATGAGGTCGATACTCCTGCTGAGATCGCATCATATCCAGATGGCAACTGTCCAGACTGCGGCAACCCGTGGACGGGAAGTGAAAAAAGAAGTACAAATATTCGGGTTACGGCCCCAGAAGCTATTTCTGGATCGACACTCTAGTATTTTATACAAACATTTGGTAACTTAATGGCAATGGTCACGAGGTTTATATGATGCAAAACATGGCGAAGTACGGAAGAGGCGGCGACACAATGATGGCGCACGTTACTCCGGGCGAGATGGTTGTGCCTCAAAAGGTTTTGCAAAACAGCCCTCAAGTGGCTCGCGGTTTAGGTACAGCATTCAGAGATGTTGGCGCAGATCCAAGGCGTTATGTGGTTGGTTCAGGCCAAAATAGCATAAATCCAGTTACTGGAGAACGAGAGTTTTTCTTTGATAAAATTATTGGAGCATTATTTGGCGGTGGTGGAGGTAGCTTTTTTAGTAATCCAATGGTTCAAGGCGCTCTTGGAAATCTTGCAGTACAGGCCATTCGTGGCAAAAAACCCTCTTTGCGCGATGCACTAATTGGTAGTGCGATAGGTGGTGGGCTTGGCGCACTTAGTGGCACAGGCACAGGCATGGATTCTCTTGATGCCTTGTTAGGGGTTACAAAGGCTACGGGGGCTGCAACTAAAGGTGCGCCTCTCGTCGAACCCGGGATAGAATCAGCTTTAAAAGGTGGGCCTCAGAAAGTAGCTAGGGCAAAAGGTCTTTTGGGGTTAGGCGAAATATTTAACACTGACACCAAAAGTCCCATCGGGCGCATCTTAAATACCAAAGCAGGAGAGGCTTTGGCGTTCGGTCTTGGCTCTCAGTTGCTAGATTCTTTATTTACTGAAGAAGAAGATCCTGATCCATACGGCATGATGGAGCGTTTTAATCGACCATTTGGTCAGGGGCCAATAAGGTTGAGAGATGTAAGGCGACCAAATAGAACAGCGCGTGAGTTGCAAACTATGTACGCCAACAAAGGTGGGCCTGCAAACTTCCCAAGGCGCAATGGTGGTATAGATCCAAGCGAGGGATCTGGCACAAAAGATGATGTCCCTGCTATGCTGACGGCAGGTGAGTTTGTCATGACGCGAGATGCAGTAAAAGGTGCGGGAAATGGAGACTTGAATAAAGGTATTCAACGAATGTACGGCGTAATGGATAACCTAGAGAGGATGGCCTGATGTCAGATACGATTACACAGATTCAGGCTAGGCCCAGATATATACAAGATATTGATGAAGCTCTTCTCGCTAGAATATTTGGAACCCCTGCTGAAGAAGATATACTTGATCCAGAAACTGGAGAGGTAATTACTCCTGCTGGTACATTAATGGGTGGTCTTATTGACCGTGAAGACCTTTTTAATATCCCCGGATATAGCCAAGCTGGTAGTCCTATTCAAGATGCTGTAGCAGGCACGTTTGCCACCCCAGAACAGCGTCAAGAATTTATGGATCGCTATCAAACGTATTTTACAGATGATCAGGGAATTGCAAGATTTTTGCCAGAAGCGGGAGATGCTTTAAGAACTGGTTTAGGTACAATTACGGATGCTATAGGCGATTACTTTCCAGACGCTAGATCTTATATAGACGCTGGTCGTGGTCCCGTAGATGCTGAAAGCATTTACAATAGACAACTTGAAGATGCCAAGCAAAGAGCCGATGCTTCTACTGGAGAATTTGCTGCTAGAGATAGAGCAGGTGAGCTTTTTGGGGAAGCTCGTGCAACTATCGGGGGCGGCCTTGGAGAATTTGAGCAAGATCCTTTTGCATACGAACAAGCTCGTAAGCGCATTGAATCAGGTCAAGGAGGATTTGGTGTTGATGAAGATGCATTGCGGCGTGGCACTGATCGTTTTGAACTTTCAGGTGAATTAGGCCGCGCTAGGAATCGTGTGACAGAAGCAGGCGAGGGGGAGTTCGGTGCGCGTGAAGCATTTGAACGCGGTACTGGTCGTGCTTTTGAGCTTGCAGAAGAAGGGTTGGGTCGCTTCGATCCGGGTGCAAGAATTGAAAGTTTTATGGACCCGTACAAGGAGCAGGTTATTGATGCTGCTATGAAGCGCATTGATCGTGAGGGCGCACAGCGCCGTCAAGCGGGTGCAGCAAAAGCAATCGGCGCAGGCGCATTTGGTGGATCTCGTGCAGGTGTGCAAGCGGCTGAAACTGAAAGAGCCATTGAAGAAACAAAACAAAGCACAATCGCTAACCTTCTGTCTCAAGGTTTTGATAAGTCTATGGCAAATGCGATTGCTACAGATGAAGCGGCTCGCAAACGTGCTTTGCAAGCGTCTGGACTTACAGGTCAGCTTGGTGCGACTGGTACATCATTAGAGGCAAGAGCATTTGAGGATGCTGCAAAGCGCGGTTTAGCTGCTGCAACTACAGGGGCAGGTTTGTCACAAACTGAAGAACAGCTTCTTTCAAAATCATTTGAGGATCAGCAACGCAGAACAATGAGCGCAGAACAGCAGATCAATGCTGCTAAACAGAAGGCTTATGAGGATGCAAGGGCGCGTGGCCTAACAGGTGCGCAGTTAGAGTCTGCTATTGCTCAAGCTGAAGAAGGCGCTCGACAGAAGGCTTTTGAAGATTCTTCCAGACGCCAATTGTCAGGTGGTGCCGCGCTTGGTGATCTTGGAAAATCTCAGCTAGGCGCAGAGGCGTCCTCTTTTGAGGCTCAACAGCAAAGAATGGCAAAGGCCGCAGATATGTATCGCAGCATGGGCTTATCTGCTGCGGATGCTGAGACTAAAGCACAGCAAGACGAAATGAAGCGTAGCTTAGAAGCTGGTCGCTTAATGGGTGGTCTTGGTCAAACAGTTGGTGCACTTGGTGGCGCACAAGCAGATATAGGCAAGGGCCTTGGTGCTTTGGCTGGAACCTCTGCTGATATTGGTCGCGTGTACGCAGGTATGGCTCCTGCGGATCTTGGCTTTATGTATGAGCTAGGTGGTAAAGAGCGTCAATACGGTCAGCAAGAGTTAGACATGCTGCGTCAAAATGAATTGTTAAAAACACAGCAAGCACTTGCGCCATATAGCTACGGTCAGACGTTCTTGACTGGATCGCCATCTGCATCAATGTATGGGCAGTTTACACAACAACCATCGTCAGCACCGAATCCGTTTATATCGGGCGTAGGGGCTTATGCGGGTCTTCAGGGCTTGTAC